AAAAAATTAAATCTAATTATGAAAGAATTAAAAATGAAAAAATTTAAAGGAAAAAGTAAAAAAATAATAAGATACCTAAAAAGTAAAGAAAGAGCAAAAACAATTCTTAATTCAATAAGAAACCCTATTGTATCTTTTTATGAATTAAAAGAAGATCAAGAATGTGTTATTGAATTTAAACAAAAAAATGGTTGCGTAACTTATATATATTCAACAACAGAACCAAGAGAAATATATGAGGATATTTTGGAAAATAAAGGAATTAAAAATGAAAACATTTAATTTTTCATATGATGAAATCTATGGAATAGATTTGAATGAATACTTAAAAAGACAAAATAAAAAAATAAATGATCTTATAAATGAAATAGAAACTGATATAAATATTCTAAAAGATAATATGAGAAAAAATATTTATGTCAATAATCCAAATTGGATACTTATTGGGGAAATTCACAAAGTAATAGTAAAAAAAGAAAATCATTTAAGAAGACTTAAGGAATGGAAAAATGAATTTGAATAAAATAAAATTAATACTACAGATAATTAATTCTGTGTATTTTACAGGAAATTCATTGTTTAAAGTGTTTAAAAAATATAAAAAAAGGATAAAAAATGAGTAAGTTTGTATTTTCAGTAATGACTGAAGATTATGATGAAGCATTCGAAAAGGCAATAGAGGAGAGTGATTATATAATTAGAAAATGTGCAGAATATGGTGAGATGAGTTTTATTCTTGAATTAAATAAATGTAAAAGATACGAACTTAATTACAGTGAAGAATTTGATTGTGAAACAATAGCAGAGTATGAAATAAGCCTTATTGAACTTTTTGATAACAATTGTTGCGAATTAGCAGAAGCTATTTTCGACGAATTACTTAATAAATTAAATTCGAATGATTGAAAATTAAAATAGAAGTATTTACTTCAAAAAGGAAATGAATATGAAAAATGTTAAAAAAATCAATGATGAAGATTTTGATTTAGTTGATTATATTTTAAAATCTAAAATAGAAAAGCTTAAAAAGATAAATGAAGGCAAAAATAGAACAATAACAGTTTTATTGAAAATTGAAGACATTGGACTTAATGTCGTAATAACTAAAACTATTTAAAAAAAACATTACATAAATTAAACAAATACTACTAAGGAGAATAAGATGAATTTTAAAGTAATGAAACCAAAAGATTTAGTATCTAAAAACTTAAAAGCATTGTTATACGGTAAAAGCGGAATTGGTAAAACATTCCTCGCTGGTTCTGTAAATAACGCATTAGTAATTGATCTTGAAAAAGGAAGTGCATCAGTTAAAAATAAAAATATTGATGTTGCTCCTGTATCAAATGCTGGTGAATTTAGAGAGATTTTGGAATACTTAAAAACTGATACAAAATACGAAACAATAGTTATTGATTCTTTAACAAGATATGGAGAAATGTTGTTTGTAGCTTTAAGTAAAATGTATCCTGATAAAAAAGACTCAATGAAACTCTGGGGTAAACAATAATTGCCCTCCATAATGGAAACATTATGGTAATAAACCGCCTTAATTGCTGGAAGCCTAAGGTTGATTATTTTATGAACTTATGGTATAATGTAATGTTCATAAACATAATAAAGGAATCAACTATGGTAATCAGCAGCCAAGTAAACGAAATATGGAAGCCATTAAAAAGATTTGAAGATAAATATGAAATTTCTAATTTAGGTAGAGTTAGAAATAAAAAAACTAAATTGTTTAGACAATTTCAAATTCAAAAAAAAGGCAAAGGATATTACTGTTTTAATGTTTATGATGAAAAAAATAAAAAAACAGTTAAAATAATGGTTCATAGAGCAGTAGCAGAGATGTTTATTCCAAACATAGATAATAAACCGTATATTAATCACATTGATGGTAATTCTTTTAATAATTGTGTTAATAATCTTGAATGGGTAACAGCAAAAGAAAATGTGGAACATTCATTTATGCAAAAAAATAAAACTTATAAGCATCAATTAGGTGCAAGAAAATTATCTGATGAACAATTACTGAAAATAAGAGATATTCTTAAAAAAAGAGATATTAATAAAAAATATCATAAACCATCAAATAAAGAAATAGGAAAAATGTTTGGAGTTGATGCAGCAGTAATATCTGATATTTGGAATGGTAAAAGATATTTATTTTTACTGAAAGATTTTGATAAATAAATTCCATATTTCGTTTAAAGGTTCAACGACTATCGAAAGGGAAAGTATAAGTAGAAATACTTATATAAGTAACCGAGTAGAGTAGAGTTCAAGCGAACTCGAAATGGGCGGCACCTAAGTTCCTAAGTCAGTATATAAACTGATATGGAATATGGTGAAGATATAGTCTGGTCTTATGTGAAAACATAAGCAGTCTCTTAATAAGAGACGGGATATAGAGTAGCGTCTATATCTGAACATAACGGATTTTGATACTGTATCAAGACAGAGACTTGAAGATATCTTACAGATCAATAAAAATATTATCGTAACTGCATTAGAGGAAGATATCGCAGATGGAGGATATCTTAAAAAGTTTCCAATGTATAAAGCAAACAAATTCAAAATGATGCTTCCAAGTTATTTCGACTTTGTTGGGCATGTTACTATTGATAACGAAGGAAACAGATTATTAGTTTCAGAACCAACGGATGATGCAATAGGTAAAAATAGGCTAATTGATTTTGGAGTTCCAAATGTTATCAAGGATACAGATGAACTATATGATATGCAAATGATAATTAATAAAATTAAAGGAAAATAGGAATAAAAATGGAAATTCCTAAAGAAAAGATAAGTGATTTTATCGATAGAAAATTTCTTAAAGAAATTAAAAATGATTTAAATAAAATATCTAAGAATTATGGATACAAGAAAAATCTTGTATCTGTTTCTTATCCAATAAACGATATAATAGCAGTATATGGATTTATAAAAAATAATCCTGTTGTTAAGTTTTTTGACAATATTGAAGAAGCTGATAATTCTTGGTTCGAATTGCAAGATCTACAGGAAAAATTATTTGAGGAGAAATAATGAAAATTATATTTGGACTTGATGAAAATGGAAACGATATATTTGTTATTAATAAAAATAATGTGTTTAAAATTATAAAAGAAGAACCAACTAGTAATGAATGGACAGATATTTTTATAAATTTAAACATATCGTATGATGAAGAATTAAAGATCAGAAAAAAATTCAATGAATGGAATGATTGGTATAAGCAAATTAAAAAAGGAGAAAATAAATGAAAAAAGTTAATAATACAATTTCAGAAATTCTAGATTTATACGAATATGTTGATCTAATTGAAGAGTTAATTGACGAAAATACGGCAAATAAAATGAGGGATAAAATAAAAAATATTTTAAATAATACAAAAAAAGATCCAATTAATGAAATTATTAGATTTCAAAAAGATAGACTGTTAGATAAACAAGAATTTAATTTTGAAACTGAAGTATTACATATACTTGAGGAATTAGTTGAAATGATTGGATATGAAAGTTTATATGCAAGAGAAAAAGCTAAAACAGTATTTCAACATTTCAAAAATCATGAACATGTTGAAGAAGAAAAGCTTGTAGATGCTTTTGCTGACATTGTTGTATTTTCAGTTGGTTCTATTATGAAACTTGGATATGATCCAAAATGTGTATTAAACGAAGTATCAAAAGAAATTAATAGTAGAGTTGGCTCTATAGTTGATGGTAAATTTGTTAAAAACAAATCACAAGAAGCAAGAGCTAAATGGTATAAAGCTCAATATTTTAAATGTAAAAAGGAAAATAATGTTTAAAAATGAAATTATTGATATTTTTATTAAAGCTAAGGATACACTAAAATGTAATGTTATTTACAATCAAAATGATGATAAATGCATTGAATGTGAGAATAATGAATTTAGATTAATTTGGTGTGGTTCTAAAAATATGTTTGTTAAATGGTTAAAAGGAAAAGCATATTGGTTTGAATTAGAGCCAATAAAAGAAATAAGAAAATTATACAATGAATTATAAAGGAGACTATTGTGAGCATTATTGAGCAAAGAGAAAAAATTTATGGTGATTTTGAAGATATTGCTGAAACTAGTCAAAAAATTAAAGATATGTTTTATTCGTCATTAATAAATGATCCAGATTGTGCAATTAAAGAATCATTCGAAATGATAGCTCATAAATTATCAAGGATAATTAACGGAGGATATAACTACATTGATAATTGGAGAGATATTGCAGGATATGCACAATTAGTTGTAAAATATTTAGAGAACCAAGCAGAAGAAGCTATAGACAGTGAAGTCTTTTATAAAGAGAAAAAAAATGGTCAATGGGGAGATTATAAAAACAAACTATAATAGCTTTTTTCTCTCTTTTTATATTATATATAATAGTATGATTTCACATATCAAGTAAGAAAGTCTAAATTTCGGTAATTCCATTAATTCTTAAAGTTAACATTCAAATACAACTTAGTTGGTTCTAAATGTTATCTTTTTTATTTATTTTAAATGTTAACTTAGTTGATTTAGAAGTCAATTTGTAGTATAATATGAGTAGCAATGAAAAAAAAGAAAAAAGGTATACATATGAATTATATCAATAATTTACAGAAAAGTAAACATTTCAAAAACGCTACTCATAGAAAAAGAATAATGATAGAAGATATATATAGTGATGAAATAATTGCTGAATATATAGAACCAACTAAAATATCAAAGTCAAAACAAGGATGGTGCAAAATGTATAAAAAGGACATGCAACAAGCATTAATGGAATTATCAAATAAACCTCTTGCAATGAAAGTGTGGTTGTATCTTTGGGATTTTTTAAAAAAAGACGGAACTATAAAAATGCCTAAACAAAAGGATATAGCAAAAGAACTTGGATCTAAAAAAGAAAGCATATCAAGAGCATTCAAAGTATTAAAAGAAAATGAATTAATAGCAAAAATAGACAACGAATGGAGATATAATCCTTTTTTGTTTGGTGTATCTGGACAAAGTGACTTAGAATTAAGTGAAGCTCAAAAAGTATGGAATAAACACATTGGATATTATGCTTACGATAAAAATGATAAAAAATATAAATCTAAAAACTTAATAAAGGATAATAATGACTAAAAAACAACTTAAAGAGAGAGCTTTATTGTTATTTTCGTTTGCATTCTTAATGGAAGGATTAAGACAATTAGAATTAATTGACGAGAAAACAAAAGAACCAACAGTTGATCTTTCAAAACTTGAAGATAGATACGATATTAAATTAATATCAATATATAAAAAATTAAAAAGATTAAGACCTTCTTTTGCAAATAAAAAAGTATCAAATTTTTTCTATAAAAAAATAGAAAAAATAAGTGATGATATTAGCCAAGATTGCTTGGTTCTATTAATTGGATTAATAGGAATTTATTTTTATCAAAAATTTAAAAGAACAAACGAATTTGTGTTAGATATATCAACAAATGAAATTGAAGAAATATTTAACGAAATAAACAAAGAAAATGAAATAACTGAGTGCACTATAAATAAAGCTATAGAAATAATAGAATCTATATATCCTGATGAAAAAGGATTAATTGAATTTTACAAATTAACAGACAGATTTCCATTTAATTTATTAAAGGATGATAAAAATGTCTTGCATGCTTAAATGTGACTTTTGTAGAAAAACTGAAAAAGAAACTGAATTATATGAATACGTTGACGAAAACATTAAGAACACATATTTAAAAAATTATCGCGTAAAACAACCTATAGAGCATCTTTGCATTGATTGCATAAATTTTTTAAATTCAATATTTGTAGATAACATTCTTTGCATTAGAAATGATAATGTAATGCTTACGGAATTTGGAAAGAAAAACAATAAATAAGGAAGATTATGGTATATGTTGGAATAGATCCAGGTGGGAATGGTGGAATGTGTATAATTTATGATGATTTTTTTGGTGTTGGTTCTGGTTTATTTAATAAAAAATCTTATATTTTAAGACTAAAAGATTTACTGAATAATTATAAAAAAGAAAATATTATTATAGGGCTTGAATTAGTGCATTCTATGCCAAAACAAGGTGTTCGTAGTATGTTTACATTCGGAGAGAACTTTGGATGGATACAAGGCGTTCTAGATACATTAGAATTTGAATATGAACTAATAAGACCACAAGAATGGAAAAAACATTTTTATCTTATTGGTTCTGATAAAAAACAATCATGCGTTAAAGCTCTTGAACTAGAACCAACGCTTAAGTGTTATGGTAAAAGAGGTGGATTACAAGATGGAATATGTGATTCATATTTAATAGCAAGATATTTAAAAGATAAATATGAAAGCAAAGGAATTGAATGTTGCACTCAAAAGAAAATTTTAAAAAAATAGTTGAATTTCTTGATGAAAACAATATAGTCTTTTTTAAAGATCTTTATAATAGAAAAAATGAAATTGGTTTTGATAATGTATCAAATAATACAATAAAAAGCATATTAAATAAATTTGGTTTTAGCATGAGGGAGTTTAGAATAAAGAAAGTAATAGAATTAACAAAAAGTGGTTTTACTATAAAACAAATATCTGAAATTTTAGGAATGAATTCTAAACCAGCAATATCAACAATAAGAAGCAAATATGGAGTGAAGACAACAAAACATAAAAGAAAATTTAAATATAAAAGACATTATTATAAGATTAAATTAATTGATCTTATAAAAGAACATGGTTGGAGACCTACAAAAATAGCAAACATGCTAAATACAAATTATAATCAAATAATTAAAGCTGTAAAATATCACAAACTAGATGAAAAATTAGGATTTAAAATAAAAAGAAAGAAAAAAAAATATGACATAGTAAAAGAAACTATATTGAAATACAATAGTGCTAAAAATACTACAATAGCAAAATACTGTGATTGCAGTGAAAGATTCGTAAGAAGCGTAAAAAAAGAACTAAGAGACAAAGGATTAATATGAGAAAGAAAAAAATAACTAAAGAGATTTTATTTGAAGCTAACAAGTGTTGGAAGAAACACAAAAATATTGATAAAGTTGTTAAATGTCTTAAACAAAAAGGGTATAAATATCCAAGTGAAGAATTATCTGAACTAACTTTAGACGAAGTAGGAATTGTATTAGGTATAACAAGAGAAAGGGTTAGACAATTAGAAACTAACGCAATTAGAAAAATAAGATTGTACATAACAAAGGGTAAAAATAGAGATACATTCTATGAATGATCTTCATCATATCTTTTGTTATGTGTTATTCCTATAATATTCTTAATATCTTTATCATTAAACATTGTATCGTATGCCTTCAGATATATTCTTGGAAATAATGTATTTTCCAATACTCTATCAAAATTTCCATTGAATATTTGATTATACACAGATAATTTGAACGTTAAAGTCTCACCAAGTGTTCTATGCAAGAACCAAGAGTCAATCCTTATTCCGCTTGTTGAATAATCATCGTTTTGATCACTGGAGATCATATAATATAATGCAACTATTCCAGCTAATGTAACAGGTCTTTCTTTTGCTGTTTTTAATATTCCTCCTTGCATTCTAAGCATGAAAGTTAAAAATGGAATACCACTGTTTTCAAGGTCAGCAACCCAACCTATTTGCTCTTTTTTAAAGTCTACAAATAGATCGTTTATTTTCTCTATTGCTTTTTCTTTTCCTAAATTCTCTTTTAAATATTTATATGCTGATGCCCTACTAAATAAATCTATATTTGAATAAAAATCAATCATATAAGAACCAACTATTGTCTCTTTATCTAAAAGTCCTGTTTTAATCATTTTAATGATATTCTCAGCATTATTTGTTCCAAACTTCTCATCTAACTTTCTTAAGTAATTGAATAAAAACTTTTCATCCTTTGTAGAACCAAACAACACACTATCTGTTGGTTCTAACGATCCTATTTTACCATCATAATATATCTCAGCAAATACATTAGATTTTTTAATTTTCTTAAGATATTCTCTTGCTTCTTTGTATCCTTTTTTAGCAAATATTTCATTAAATTTTTCTTCAAACTTTAACCATTCCTTATATTCTTTGTATGTTTCTTTTACTATTCTTGGAATATATTTGGGATTAACTCCTAATGAAACTAATCCTGTTATTCCTGACATAATAGCACTCATATGAGCTGGTGGTGATTTATAAGTTAAATTACCTTTTAATCTTTTTATTAAAGAAGTGTATACTTGATAGATAGTATTTAGCTTTTCATTGTTGAACTTAAAATGTTCATACACAAACATATTTTTATATTCTTTTTTAATGTAGAATTCTTTAACACTTTTAAATTCTTTTTCAGTCTTTAATATCTTACTTAATAGTTTAGAGCCAACTTCATCTAATTTAACATATCCGTCTTTTTGCTTAATTGATATTATTTTTTTAATATTCTCTTTAAACTCTAATGAATTTTTTAGCTTTTCATTAAGATTTTTCTCTATAACATTTTTCATCATAACATTAAGTATCTCAGTTGGTTCTGCTTTATAATAGATCTTATTAAACGTTTCTTTTTTAGGAAAAGCCCTTAATCTTAATATTCCTTTATCAGTTTTTTCTATTGTGTAGTTTTTTATCTTTGATTCTTTTAAGTAGTTTTTTAATTCATTTTCACTGTTAAACTCAAGAACCAACCCTGTTTTTTTATTGAACGAATTAACAAATAAGAATGATGAAGTTAACTTAGATTCATTATCGTTAACTATAAACATGTATGGTTCTACTTCTTTGTATCCTTTGTTTATTAATTCTTCTCTTTCAGCTTTATCTTTTGCTAATTTTAATACTTCTATAGTTTTTACTACATAAGGTTTATAGTCAACTATCATTTTATCTTTATCTATTATGTCTTTTGCTGATTCGACATATAAAGATACAAAATCTTTTAGATCCTCATTATTCAATATATCAATATTCTTTTTGTTAATGTCTTCAATTATATATTTTGCTCTATGAATTAAGTAGTTATCATATGTTTTAAACAGTTTAACAGCTTTTTTGTTTTGCTTAAACATTTTAACGTTTAATATCTTGTCTTTTACTTTTACTTTATCATCAATATATCTAAAATCAATGTTTGCTTTTAAGAATTCTTTCTTTCGTTTACTTATTGTTTTTATGCTTTTAATTTGCTCTATAATCGATTCTAATGGCTTTTCTGTAAATAACACTATATTATGTATACCAGAATCTAAAATTGCCTCTAAAGACTCTTTATCAAGCGATTTAGACATTCTTTTAATTATTTCATCTGATGCTTTTGCATAAATGTTTAAAGCTGTTTTCATTCTTTCTTTTAGCTCTGTTAGTCTTTTTACAGCTTCAGTTGGTTCTAATATATTTGCTTCAAATAATAGTTCTTTTATTGTTACTGGAATTTTTTTGTTTATTGCTTCTATTGTTTTTTTGATTTTTTCAGAACCAAGGAGTCTATCAAACATACTAGATAGTTCATCTGAAATTATTTTATTTGCAGATTCTACTTTATTCCATATTTTTTGAGATCCAAGTAGTATATCTTTAAAGTCTTTATTTATTTTTGCCATAGCTAAAACATTTTCATATAATAAATCAAAATCTTTTTTTTCTATTTCATTTAATTTTTGTCTTTTAGCGTATAGATCTAAAAATTTTTCAAATTTTTTATCAATCTTCCATCTTGTTTTTAATTCAGGAAATTCTTTAAGTAGCTTTCTAACGATTAGATTAGAATATTTCATTACATTTTGTTCATTCATATTATTGTCTAAATTGTGTATTGTTTCGTGAATTAAAGATAATAAATGCAACTCATCAGAACCACCAGATATTTCAGTAAGTTTTTTCATATCTGTTGTTCCGTATTTTTCTATACTGTTAATTAAATTATTATAAGAGATTGACTCATTGTATTTTATTTTTTTTAATTTATTTATTAGATCATTGTCTAATCTCTCTAATGCTTTGTTATATGCTTCATTCATAGAGTTTGTTATTCTGTCTGTATTTACAGTCTTTGTATTGTATCTTTTGTTTAGATATTCAGTTGATTTACTTTTTAATTCTTCTTTATATTTATTTGAATTAAATCTTTTTTTAGTTGTTTTTTGTTTTTTCTTATTGTTTGCTTTATTTTTTGTTTTATTTTCTTTTTTATCTGTATTTTTAAACTCAATATCAATATCTCTTGAATCGTATACATATTTTTTGAACTTCTTGGTTCTGTGTGCTAACTTATCAAGTTCGAGTTTTTTTATAAAATTAACTTTTTTGTTTATATCTTTTTCAGTTATCATTTTATATATGTTCATTATGTGTTTTTTATCTTCTTTTGACAGATTCTTATTTTTAAATATATCTTTTAGTTTATCTGTTGATAGATTGCCATCAAGTAACTTTCTTATAGTATTGTTGTCTAAAATATTATCACTTATTTTGAATTTGCTTTTATATAGCTGTATAAGCTCTTTTGTTTTTAGTGTGTGTAAGAATAATTCTTTGATTGCTTCTCTTTTTTCCTTTGAGAATGATTTGTATATTTTTTTGATCTCTTCATCCGTTGGTTCTTTTACTAATTCCTTTCTAATTTTCTTTTTGCTTTCTTTTAATTCTTTAATTTCTTTGTCTGTTAGTTTAGTGTCTTTTGGTCTTTCTATTTTTTTAATATCTTTATATTTCTTTAACAGATCATATGCTTTTAGTTTATTTATTTTATTTTTTTGTCCTTTTTTAATGATATCTTCTTTTTTTATCAGTCCATCATTAATCGCTTTTA